CAAGGACCTGCTAAAAGACGAAACTTATCAAAATATAAATTCATCTTTATGATATATTCATCTCTCATTAATAATGTATCGTAAATTCTAGTGGAATTTATATCTTTTTTTCTTTCAAGTAATGAAATTTTATAAATCTGTTCTTTTTTTATATTTGATATTTCTAAAAAAGTATCACGTGAAGGATGATGTACTAATTCAATTCTCATTTTTCTCAATCAGTAAACTCCCTTTCTAAAGAATCAATATTTTATAGTTTAATTTAAACATATTACTGGTTTTGTAATAAATATTATCTATTGAAACATTATTAAATTTTTTAGCTCTTAATACATATATACTTTCCTTTAATGGGTAATATTCTATAATTTTTAATATATAATCATCTTTTAATAAAAATATATTATATTCTGTTTCATATTTTTTTGATAAATATATGACATTTGTTATAATATTTCTAATCATTAAATGTTTAAAAATTATTTCTTTGGAAAATCCCATTTCATAATCTCAGCAATATGTTATTTAATTTTCCCATATATATAAAAGAACTTAAAGAAATAAAAATTGTTTTACCTTCTATATCTTCCCACAATCTATTCAGGTTTTTATTAAATTCTTTATGTAAATATTTTTTAAAATAAATAAAATATATATCATCTAATAAATAAATATTAAAAATATCAATCATTTTATTTGAAAAATCTTTTTCACGGATTACATATCTATACGTTGTTTCGGACATATTTTCTATATTAATTGAATTAGTATAATGATGATATATAAAGTTTATTTTTTTCACAGTCTCAATTCCTTTTCATTTAATTTAAACATCATCATATATTCGTTTTCTTTAGAGAATAAACAGAGATTTCCAAACATTTCGATTATTTCATTGGGAATAAAATTTCTTTGTTTTGAAAATATCATATAAAAATAATTATCATTTAATATATAGATGTTTTGATCATCAAATCCTTGTCGTATGTTAGCTGATGTTATTTTAATATAATCCGTTTTTCTTGATATGTTTATGAAAATTGAATATTCAAACTCTGTTAATAGTTCAAATTTCATATAGTTTCAACCTTTCTTCATTTATTTTAAAGATTTTAATACTATCACCAAATTTTCCATATATAGAAAATTTTTTATATAATCTTTTTAAGGGATAATCCCAACAATCATATTCTATAATAATAAAAAATAAATTATCTAATATATAAATATAAGATTTAGTACCTGTGAATACTAATTTAGTATAATTTTTTTTGATTATATTTTTCAATGTAATACTGCTATTAAATCTATCAAATTTTATTTTCATAATTTCAAAACTCTATCTGTTAATTTAAATATTTCTAAATTCTCATTAAAACTGGGATATAATGGAAATCCATTTTTATTATCCCATTTGATTTCGGATGAGTCATTTCCATCAAAATAATATATAATTTTAATAAAATAACTATCATATATTATATAAATAATAAATTCATTATATTTTTTTATACCGGTCCTTCCAGTTGATATTATTTTTATATATTCACAATTATTAAAATTATATAATCTAAGATTCATATCTGTCCATTTGAATTTCATAGTTTCAATACCTTTTCATTAATTTTATTCATTTTAAAGTTCCAATCTTCTCTATTTATATAATAATGACTACCATTAGAGTTAGATGAACACCGTCCCACAATAATTAAATAATCAAAATTAACAATTGAATCAAACGATAATATAAATTTCAAATCTATATCAAAAATATGTATTTTTTTACTTATTTTTTTGGGGTCAGAAAATTTGTTCATGTTTCTTTCTGTAATTAACATAGTATAATATATATTATCGGAATATTTAAATTGAATTAGGGATAATATAATTTTTTCAATAGTATTATTTCCCTGTATAAATTTCATAGTTTCAAATAATCATTATTCAACTTACAATTATTTATATGTAAATTTTTAACTGATTTTAACGAAACATTAAAATGATCATACTTTTTAAAGATATGACATAAGAAATATATATCACCATGAAGATATGTAATAATTAACAAACGGTCATTATATAAAATAAAAATTTTAATGGTCTCTTCTAAAGATCTGTTATTATCCCTTTTTAAATTTTTAACAGTATTAATGTTTATATATGTTTTAATATTAAATATATCAGAATAAAACCAAGATAAATATCTTGAAAAAATATTCTCAATTGTTATTACTTGGTTATAAAATAAATATATCTTAAAGGGTTTCTTCATTCATTTAACCCCCATGATTCATAATTTCAGAATTTCTCTGTTTAATTTAAACGCCTCCATATCATCTTTAGAATATAAAGATATAACATATAGTTTTTCTTCTCTAAACATTTCATAAAGTTTTTGAATAACATAAGATATATTAAAATTAGAATTGAGTGAATCTTTTTCTCCATAACGTTTAATCTTAATAAAATAAAAATCATATAAAATATAAATATGAAATTCATAAGTTTCTATTTCATTAAAAAATTCAAAATATTTTATATTCACGTATTCTTGGCCTGTTAGATTTATACTAAGCATTCTATCTGTAAATTCAAATTTCATAGTTTTAAAACTCCATTGTTTAATTTAAAAACTTCAATAGATTCACCATGAAATGGAGAAGTATCAAGAATAATACGATCATCTTCATATATAAAATGTAATTTTTGATGTATATTTTTGATAGATGAAGTGCATTTAATATAAGCGATGTGTGAATCTGTCAACATATAGATATAATAATCTACCACTTCATAATAAATATTAATATTTATTATACGTGCATGTTTTGATCTTCTGTACAATTTAATATATTCTATGTTATTTAATTCATATATTTTTAAAAAACCCGAGTCCCCATCTAATTTATATTTAAATTTCATAAGTTAAGATTCCTCATATTTAATTTAAATATTTCAACAAAATCGTAATAATCAGTTCTCAGATGTAATTCACAGTCTTTAAATTTAAGATCATATAATGAGAAAAAATGAGAGTCATAAGAGTCATATATAATTTTAATAAAATGAATATCATCTATTATATAAATAATAAATAAATTTTCACATACAGATTTAATATCACCAGGTATAATCTCAACATGAATATATTCATTATTTATGTTATACAATTTAAGTATAAATTCTGAAAACATATCTTCTGTATATTTAAATTTCATAATTTTATTATATTAGTATTGAATTTATATAATGTATGTATTCCATGGTTTATCATATAATCATTACATTTAAACAACGAACATAAATATTCAATGTTATTATAATATTCTTTATTAACTAATAGATAATTATCTAGTAAAATAAAAAATATTATTCTATCTAATCTTTCATTTACTTTTAATCTATATGCTGTTTCGAGATCTAATATGTCATTATATGTCTTAATATAAAATTTTTTTGAATAAGCCCAAACAAGATATTTTGAAAATGGATTAGGAATATCTATATATTTATTTTTTATTTCATAAATTTTTTTCATAGTTTTAATAAATTGTTGTTTAAATCATATATACTGAAAGTTATTATTACTTCATCGGATATTGTGAATTTGTTAACAAATTTAACATAATCTAAAAATATTGAACAATCAGAAGACTTTTTGAAACTAATTAAGCTAAAATAGATAATTGAAGGGTTTCCATGAAAATCTAAAATTAAAACTTTATCAAAAACATTTTTTATTTTTAATGTTGAAATTTTCTGTTCTATTTCTTTTATTGATGAATTATTCACAATTTCTTCAATATCTTCATAATATATTATTTTTTCATCAAAGAAACATACTAAATATTTCGTAAAAAATTCGGAAATTTCAAATAAACCCGAATTCATATTATATATATTTGAAAATTTAATACCGTTCATAATTTTAATATCCCATCCTTTAGTTTATATACATTAATATATGATACATCTGACAAAAGAAAAATATCATCATAATTAATTATCACTTGAAATTTAATTATTTCTTTTTTTGTTTTAAAGGATAATATTTTATCATTTTTAAGAACTGTTATATGCTTCATATCTAATTTGAAATCTATATTTTTAAAATCATTATACGAAAGGGGTGTTTTGTATATTATATCTACTAAAATAACATGATTTTTGAAAAAGTTAGGAATATGATAATAATAATGAAAGTGTATTAATTCAGTCATAATTTAAGAATCCTTTCATTTAGATTATATTTAAACAATTTATCACAATGAGGATCTAAAGCTAATTCTTCCTGTGTTCTTAATTTCCCGCCGTTAATATAATATCTAAATATATAATATAGACTAGAAAAAATGGAAATTGAATATATATCATAAAAATCATATATTAACATTTGTGTTGGACAATTGGGTGTTCTTAAACAATATTCTATATTATTCACAAAATAATTGACTGTTATTGGTTTCTTCTTACCAATAACCATTGTTATTTTTTCAGTAAACATATTTTCAATAGTAATAAAACCATCTTCATAAACAATTAAAGTTTTTCTTTTCATAATTTTAATGAATCATTTTTAAATTTATATAATAAAACTTTTTTGGAAGAACTATTGTATATACTATCATCTACCATAAACCTTTCTAAAATGAAATCCCATAATAAGAAATTAATTATTTTATCTTTTTTATACTCATCTTCAAAGTAAATAAATATCATATAATTAGAATCAAACAATAATACAGTATTTTCATATCTATCTAAATTAAATTTTTGTACTATTTTATTTCTATTCAAATTATCAATTCGGAATTCTGGAGTAATTACATTTTTCATATTTTCATAAAATATAATTTTTTCGTCACAAAAAATACATGAAATATAGTCTGAAAAAACATTTTCAATAAACATTTTAATTCCAGTTTTAACAAATTTTTTAAAGGATATTTCATTCATAAAAAAATCTCCTCGTTTTTAACAAAAAATAAAACACTTAAATATAGTATTCATTAATTAATATATATACTAAATTGAATAAAAAAAATATCCCCCTAGGATAAGGGCCTAGGGGGAAACCCTCCACATAACGGGTGAAGGATTTTATGAAGGCCACGCTCGCCAAAACGTTTCCTTCATTAATTAATATATATAGTAAAATTAAATCATATTAAAATGGTGGTCGCTGATAACCATAACATGGAAAAACTTCAATATTTGAAACTAAATTCTTTTCCTTTCTCTTCATCATTTCAATATCTTCAGGACAAATATCTCCATGAATTACACCCAATGTTTTATTCACTCTTCCATTTTTTATTCCATATTTGAAAATAAGTTTTACTGAATCTTTATAATTATATTCTTTTTTTAGTTGAATTTCTGTAGCTACACGCATGATTTTCTTTCTCCTTGTTTTTTAATTTTACAGATCGAGACCTTGAAGAAAATTTTGTAAACTTTCTACAAAAGATATTACAGATGTTATCGTTAAAATAGTAATTAATATCAATATACCTATCAACATTATTCTTACCATCATTCTAGCAAAAGTTATCAAAATAAAATGTTCCTTAATATATTTTAATTAGAAAAATATAAACCACTCAAATTCATATGCCTCCTGATTATTTTTTAATTTAGTTGGGAAAGTTGTTCTTGAAAACAATTGAACATCTTGTATATCAGGTGTTGATTCACCCTCAACATATCTATCATTAGCTAAAAATAAACCCGCTTCAGATATTTTTTGTTCACCATCACTGTTAGCTTCTGATTTACTTAATGTAGCTCTTATAACACCTATTAAAAATGAATCCGCCTTTCTATTAGTATCTGGTTCTTCATAATATGGATCATTAAAAACCACGTCTGGTAAATTTTCATAATCTTCTAATAAAATTTCAGTATCCGAAGTAAATTTTGGAAACCCCGAATCAAAATATTTATATTCTAATAATCCTCTACCGTCATCCAAATCAAATGTAATATAATTTCCAGGTTCACCTGAAACAGTTCCATGTTCTGTCAATTTAACATCTGAAGGAGATACTGGAATTGGTGTAAACGGTTGTGATTCTGTGGTTCCTCCGGTTCCTATAGCAAATAACGAAATATAATAATCCTTCCAACCCTTTCTATCTTCTTTGGAATAATCACTTAGATCATCTGGATTCTGTCCTAAATCTAACCCAAATACTCGTTGTGCTGTATAACTTCTTCCTCGTAACGTAATTAAATTAGGATATGTGATTGAATCTTGCGTAAATAATACATTTTTATTATCATCTAATACTCGAAATATTACTTCACCTTTCATATTAAGAGAATTTTTATTTTTACTTTGGGTCATTTTATGAAACCTTATTATTTTTAGAAAATGGCTGGCCTGGTAGGACTCGAACCTACACTCGTTCGGTTAACAGCCGAATGCTTCACCATTAAGCTACAGGCCAACTCTTAATTCCTATTTATTATACAATACTTGTATATATTTGTCAAATGGCTCAATTTTTTAAAAAATATCAAAAAAAGTTTTGAAGGACAAATCTAAGAGAAACATCTTTTTATTCAAAAAATTATTTTTTTTAATATTATATTGGAGGAAAAATAATATGACATTTAGATCTGCACCCGGAGTTTATACTTCCGTTAAACAATTAATAGGTGAAGTTACAGCACTTCCTAGTACTGAAGGCTTCGTTGCTATTATATCAGAGAAGGGACCAGATAATCAATTTGTTAAAATTAGCGCGGAAGATTATATTAGTATTTTTGGTGAACCCAGTTTATCATATACAAGATCAAGACAATTTGGATTCGGTCCTTATATAGCAACTTCATTCCTATCCGAATCTGATAATCTAAACGTTATCAGAATATTACCTTGGGATGATTCTGATCCTACTATGGAATCAGCTACTTATTCAAATTTAGTAATTACCTGTGAAGATGTAGCTGATGAAGACACTGAAGCTACTATCAGTACAACCAACGCTGAAGACCAAAAAAATGAAAGTAATATAGAAACATTAGTATCCACTAATGATAATACAGACGGTAGTCCTAATAATTTAGTTGTCATATATGGATTAGGTCGTGGAGAATATTATAACAATTATCAAATTAATTTAAGAAAAAGTGCCGATCAATCTATAGCTGAAGAACAAATCTATGTTTTAGATGTGTTTCAACTACAAACACATAATATGGCAGAAGAAACTTCCTCAGAAAATCTTACTATGGTAGCTTCTTTTGAAGTAAGTATGGATCCTGATGCTAGAAATGATTTTGGTGATTCAATATTTATTGAGGATGTTATAAATAATAATTTTGACGACCTTCAATGCGTAACAGATCAGGAATTTCTTAAAGATTTAGTTACTAGATATTTTGATGCATTAGAAGATTATGATACTGAATTTGAATTAGATTTTTCTACGCCTTTTTATGATTTTCTTGATAGTGATACTTTAGAAATTAATCTTGATAATGTTATGGGTGTTCCTCTTGATGAAGGTTCTAGTGGTAATTTATTTGACAGTGATGGAAAAGTTAATTCTGAGATAGCTACCAATTTATTAGTTAGAGCTTATAATGGAACATTAAGAAGTTCTAAAACTTCATCTGAAGAACATGTAGATGAAATTCTTGACAAAGAAAATTATATTATTGATGTAATTTTTGATGCTGGGTATCCTTCTGATGTTAAATTTGCCATTCAAAATACTGCCAATTCAAGAAAAGATTGTTTAGCGGTATTAGATAATGGTGATACTAGAAGTTTTACTGAATTGAAAGAAAATCGTGAAGATACACATACTTATAATAATAGATATGCTGCAATGTATGAACCATATAGTAAAATTTATGATCCTTGGACTGCAAGAGACGTATGGATTACACCTACTTTTCATTTAGCAAATATTATACCATTTACTGATAATAATTTTGATCCTTGGTATGATCCTGCTGGTTCTGAAAGAGGTGGTATTGCCGCTATTAAGGAATTAAGATATTATTTAAACCGTTCTCAAAGAGACTGGTGTAGTTTACATCAAGTTAATCCTATTGTTAGATTTGATGCTGGATATAAAGTTTTTGATAATAAAACAATGCAAAATAGATCTGGCCCGTTACAATTTATTGGTATTTTGAGAACTATGATTTTTATTAAACGTTCTCTTAAAGCGTATTGTGATGGGTTTATATTAAATGAATTAGTATCTGACGAAACAAAAGAAAGATTAAGTCAAGGAATCACTGAATTCTTACGTAGAATTGAAGAAAGAGGTGGTTTATACTCATATACAGTACAGGTTAATGCTAATGAAGCAGATAGAAGAGCCGGTAGAATTAAAGTTGATGTTGATTTGGAAATTGTCAGAGGACTTCGACAAATCCATCTTAACTTCTTCGTAAAATAAAATCCCGTTTTCAAAAATAATCGGACAAATATTTGATATTATATCATTATTTTAGGAGGTTAATATATGCCAATTAGAAACTCTTTTTCACCCTTACAAAATAACCAATTTACAAGAAGATGGGGTGGAGATGTATATACAGATGTGGAATCCTATATTACAGGATATTCACATGCCCATTTCTTAAATGTTCCTTCCGGTATTATGGATCTATATCAAGGAACTAGTGGTGGTGGTCTAAGAAATATTTTAAGTGAACTATTTTCTGGGCCTGATTCTTTAATTAGAGCGTTAGATTCAACATTTCTGTCTTGTACAATTCCCACCGGTACAATGAATAAAACAGAAATGATTGGATTGGGTGGTGTTCAATATTCTGTTCCTACTAATGCTACTTATGATACATCTATTAGTATTAGATTTTTAGAATTAAAACACGCTCCTATCTACCATGTCATTCATAATTGGTTTAAACTGATTAGAGATTATAAATACGGTGTATCCAATTTAGGTGGTAATAGATCTCCTGGGAGTTATGAAAAAGCTAATTATGCTTCTGGATTATATTATTGGAATACCGATCCGTCTGGAACCGAAATAGTTTATGCTGCTTATATGACTGGAATTTTCCCAACTAAAGATCCTGGTGATCTTTATGGTCATGATATTCAAGCAAATGATAAATTAGAAGTTGATATTGATTTTAATATGGACTTCAAATGGGAAGAGCCCTGGGTATATCAAAAATGTGCACAACTAAATAATGCTAGAAAAGATCCTGTACTTAGTAAATATAATTCATATACTGGTCAAAATTCTTAATTAGTTTTTCTCATATATCTACCTCCTTTGAGATTTTCGTTCTTTCTCGCTGGTGAGCCCGTGTTCTCTCTCCTTTCGTGGTTTCGCCCCTTTATTTAGGGGCGAAATTATTTTTTCTAATTTTATTATATATAATAATTTTTTGACTTTTTTTTAATAAAATGTTATACTCTATTTAGTGAACTATTTATCCAATCGGAGGAAATATCTTAATGGCGACAAATAGAAAAATAAAAATTAAATATCCCACTTATTCAATTACTGCCCCACAAACGGGTGAGCATTTTGAAGTAAGATCTTTAGTGACTTCAGAGGCTAGATCAATAGCTGAATCTGTTCCAAATATTACTGGAAAATATAATGAATTAAATGAAATTATTTGGAATTGTGTCACTCATAGTCCTAAGAGAATCAAAACCTTTGAAGATTTCAAAAAAAATGTAACAGTAAGAGATCGGGAAGCTTTAATTTATGGTATTTATATGATGACCTTTGAGAAAATAAAAGACTATAAATTAAAATGTATGTATTGTGGTACAGAAAATGACCAATCTATTGATTTAGAAAAAAACTTTAATATTGAAATTTATCCGTATTCAGAATCATGTAAAACTTCTTATAGTGTTAATAAGATTAAAAATAAACAAGAAGATGAATTAATGGAATATGTAATGAGAGAGGAAGGAACATATCCACAAATTGATGGTGTAGAAAATCCACCTGAAGGTATGCCTGAGAAAATTGCAAGAGATCAGCATAATGAATATTTCAAGATTTTAGATGAAAAAACAGAAGAATATATTGAAGATTATAAGAAACAACAAGATGAAAAAATTGAAGAATTAGATGATTATGATCCTTTAGAAGAAGGTGAAAATGAAGAAAAGGAACAAAAACAGAAAAATAAAAAAGGCCCAGGTAGACCTAAAAAAGAAGAAAACGTAAAACAAGAAGAAGTTCCAGAAAAATCGGAAAAACCAGAAAAAGATTATAATATCTTAACAAGAGTTGATAAATTAAATCTTCCAGTTAGTGGTTTAACAGTATATATTAGATCACCGAAAATTTCTGATGAGGAAGATTTCACTAATAATCTAGCACATCTAGAAGAAGAAACTATGACTTCTGCAATTGAAACTATTATGATTGATTCTATTGACTATGAAGATGAAGATACTGAAGAAATTGAAAAAATAACAGATAGAGTTGAAATATATGAAGTATATGAACAAATGCTTCCTATTAAAGATAAAGATACTATAGTTGAATATCAATGGGAACAATTTGGTAAATATGGCATATCTTTAAATAAAGAATGGGTATGTTCAAATTCTGAATGTAAACAAACAAATATGTTCCATCAAGATATAATGAGATTATTTTTTCGATCTATATTCGAATCAACATATTAAAGAAAGATTTAGAGAAGAAATAAAACAAAACATTTATTATTATATTGACATGTGTAATTGTAGTTGGGTTGATGTTCAATATATACCATATCCTGAATTGATTGAAAACTTAAAATGGAAACTAGATAAAGACAAAAAAGAAACACAGAAACAAAACCAGGCATTTAAGTAAATTATGAAATAATTAACCCTAGAAATTAAAAATCTAGGGTTATTTTTTTATAAATCCCGATTTCCTATTTTTTTGGACAAATATATAGTAATTATTTTAAGGTTATAATTTATGGCATATCATACTAATACACATAAATCATTTGATGATGAATTTAATCAAAAGGAATATCTTATAAAAGACATAATTCCTGAAATTGGGAGTAATGGTGATTTTAAAGAAATTTATGATATAGATGTAATAATAAATAGTATAAAAAATTTATTACACACACCTATAGGATCTTATCCACATGATCCTGAATATGGTATAGGAATAACTGAATATTTATTCACTCCAACAAATCAAGACAATATAGATGAATTAAGAAAAAACATAAAAAGAAAAATTAGACAATATGAATCTAGGGCACAAATTATAACAGATATTAAATTATTGGATAAAGAAACTTTAGAAGTTAATTTTACTATTAATTTCAATGGTAAAAGTAAAAAGAAAAAATTACAAATAGATTCAAATCATTTTCTAAAAGAATTTGAAGGAGAATAATGAATGTTTGAAAAATGGGCTAGAAAGACTAATTATAGTAAAAATTACTTTAAATTTTTCTATGATTTATATATTGATAAATATGAAGCATCATATCCTTGTGATTATTATTCCATAGATCATGCTAATTCTATATACGATGATGAATATTTACAAGCAGGAACATATGAAAAATATCATGTTGGTGAATTAAGTGGAATGAAATGGAATAAAATTTTTAGATTCCCTTTGTTAAATGTGGAAGGAATACAGCCAACAATGGATTCTAATGAACAAGGATTATCATACAAAGACAGTTTAGTATCTACTATAACTTTTCCAGAAAAATATGGATTAATACCTAACCCTGGAGATTTTGTTGATTTAAGTTTTGCGTTTAGTAAAATGGGATTAAATTCACATCCTATATATACAATAACAAATATTAATTTAGCTCATATGGGAAATAATAATAATTTATATCAGTTACCTATAAGAGTTACTAGTTTTAGACCCGATGAATTGGAAGAACAAATTCAAGATTATTATATGTTTTATGATCTAAATAAAGAAATACTTCCCTTGACTAATGTAAATCTTTTAACTAAAATTACTAGTAGATATGTTAATTTAAGTCAAGATATATTTTTGGAAAATAAATTCTATGATAATAAATTAAACATGTTTGTTGATGTAATCGAAGAAGAACTATAAAGAATAATTAAAAGGGTAAAAAATTAAATGCTGGACGAAAAAAATATTGAAATATTTTCTTCAAGAGAAAAAATTAGAAATGAATTAATTAAATTAGCAGAAGAGCGTTTAGAATTATCTAATATAGACTTTAGTAAAACATCTTATTTAAGTTATCTTATAGATATTTTATCTATAATGAATTCAAACTTAATGTTTTATAATTCCTCTGTTTATAAAGAATTCTTTCTAACTAAAGCTAATAAAAAAGAATCAATATTAAATATTGCTAATATGCTGGACTATGATCCTCCTACCGCTACAGCTTCCAGTGCATTGGTATTATTACAATTACCTGCCACTTATTCCAGATATCCTATAAGTATGACTTTAAGAGGATTATCGACTACAAACGAAAACAATAATTATTTTAAGGTATATACTAAAGATAATATTCCATTTACATTAACTAATACAATAAAAATTAACATAGATCAAGTAGATACTGATGGAAATTTATATTATGATATAAGAGAATTTATAGAAACAATAACTGAAGATGGTGAAATTAGACAAATAGGAAGAGTTTTACCTTATAGTATAGTAGAAAATAAAATTAGAATATTTTCTGAATTTAAACAGGTAGAAAAATATACTTATGATCAACGTATTCCTTTTCTTAAACCTTATGAATTTTATAATTTTGATATACCATTAAATGTTGGATTTAGATATTTAGAAAGTTTAGATTTAAATATAAAACGTTTTATAGAAATACCTGGAGAAGATGAACCAGAAGAAGAATTTGAACATTGGGAATCCTATAGTACATTAAGACATATTCCAACCGGTGTAAAAGGTTTTACATATAGAGAAACAAACAACGGTGTTAGAATTTATTTTGGAAATGGTATTATTGGAACTAAACCTGTTGAAAATTCTGATGTAGAAGTTGAATATTTTCTAACTAGTGGTTCAAATGGTAATGTTATAACAAATACTATTAAAAAATCAGATAGAGTAGAAGTTGATTCAGGAGAAGGTGAGAATTTTAGAAGAAAACCTTTAACTATAGAATGTAGTAATCCATCCCCATCAAGAGGTGGTGAAGACCCACTAGATATTGAAGAAATAAGATCAAGAACACTAGCTAATGTGTCAGCTAATAATAGAATAGTTAGTGAGAATGATCATATTAACTTAAAAAATATTAAAGAAGATCTTCCAATAGATAAACATATCCCGATATTAAAAAGAAGTGATATTAAATCTAAAGTTGATATTTATACAGATGTTATTTATAATAATAATGTTGTACCGTTAAGAAGTGAAAATTTAAATGTAGAAACAATTGATTCTAAAAATATTCCTAGTAGATCTGTATATACTATAGATGATATTGAATATTATACTATATTTGATATTTATTTAAATACTACATTAAATACTGCAAATTATTATTATACAGCAGAAAAATTAAATCTACCATTACATATTGAAACAAAAGATATCGAAGATGATATTACAAAAATATATCCAAAGAGTGCCGAGTTTATTTATAATTTTGAAGATGAAGAAACAGATGAATCATATTTTGATGTAGTATTGCATTATATTTATATGGAAGTAGCTGGAACTCCTGAAGAAGATATGTTAGATCTTGATGAATTAACAGCAGTAATGAAACCTTCATGGTCTACTTTTGATATTAGAAAACATGAATTAAATGAACATGATTTTGATCCTCTAGTTAGAAATCCAGGAAGCAGAAGAAATATATTTAATTTTAAAGGTCGAGTAAAAACCGATAATGTACCCTTTGGTGAACAAAAAATAGATTTTTATATTTATGATAAAGATCCTAGTGAGAATACTAACTATAAAATTCTAGCCCATAGTTATATATTTGTAACACTTAGAAGTAACCTAGATCGATTTATAAGTAGTGAAGTTGAAGAAATAAACCAAGAAGAATATAAAATTTACGGTGTGCCATTAATTAATAAAGATTATTTTGATTCTGTAGATAAATTAGAATTTACAGAAACCGTATTAAATAAAATAGTTAATTTTAATATTAATGATATTAAAATGATAAATGATGATGTTGGATTAAACTTTAGTAATACTAGTGGTTATTCTACAAATATGAAATATAATAAAAACACAAAATTATTTGTAGATGAATATAATCCAACATCTATACCCACTTTACCAACTGAATATCAATTAGTTGTTGAAAATTTTGTAAATCCAAATCAAGATACTGCGCCTTCATCATTTGAAAATAAAGAAAGATATATAAGTAAAATAAGTATTTTTAATATGAATATTCCCGAGTGGAATATTACTGAAGATGATGTTTGGAATAGAAATTATATTTACGAGTGGAACATGGATGAATTGAAATGGGATGAAATAGAACCATTTTACAATAAATCAGTTTGGGTTAAAGATAATATGAAAAATTATTATTGGACAAGTGATGCTTGGTTAGAAAAATATTATAAAGTAGCTTTTGATAAAATAGATAATCCCTGGGAGTATGATGATCCAAGTATAATGAGTTTTGAACATTCTTTGAATACATGGGATAAAGAAACTTTAAGAAATAATGATATATTTTATATACATAGTTTAGATGAAAAAAGAATATTTAATGGAATTAGATTAGTTAAGCCTAAGTTTAAAATTCCTGTTGAAATAGAAATTATTGTATGGATAGAAAATAATATAAACGAAGATGTTGAATCATTTACAAAAAGTATTAAAGATCATTTAGTGGAACAATATTATGAAAGTTTTGGGTATAATACAACCATCTTCATATCTAATATAATAAAAAGAGTATGTGAAATAGATGGAGTTAAAAATTGTAGAGTTAAAAAACCTTTACATGATATATTCTTTGATTTTGATTATAAAGAATTAACAGAAAAAGAATTAGTAGAACTTACCCCTGAAATGATTTATTTTACAACTAATAATATTAGAATTATTGTTGAGGAATAGGTATAAATAAATATGTTAGAATTTCCAGAAATTCCAAATACGGAAAAAAGAGATTTAGATAAATTAGAAAGATTTCTAAGTGGGGCTGTTTCATCAGAATTAAGAAGTGCTAATGATCCATGTACACTTCCTAGGTTAGTTAGATATTATAATGATATATATAGAATCACTGGAATGACTCAAAAAGATATAAAAGTCCTTCAAAATAGTATTAAATTACAATATGGTCAAGCAATAGCTAAAAAACACCAAGTAAGCGGTGATACAGTTAAACCCCCACAAATTATTTCTGATGAACATACTTTATTGTTATTTATAATTTTAAGATATGCTATTAGAAATAGAATTAGAAACCTACCACAGACTGTATTATATTTTCTTTCATTGAAATTTTATTCTAGTATTTTTCATAAGTTCTTTAGAGTATATTGTGAGGATGAAATTTGGGAACAAGCAATGGAGAGATTATCTGAAAAACATTTATTTAAAGTAAAAGGTGGAATATCTGGATATATTATTTATGTATCAGATACCGTATTAAATATATATAGTAGAAATATTTCTGATGATGATGTAAAAACTGTAGACTTTTTTAATTTTATTTATGGTTTAAGAACTAGGTTAATGCAATCATTTAAATCATTTGCTGAAATGTATTATAAAATATCGGAAGAACAAAAAACTAAAACAAAAGAAAAGGATAAAATCGATATACGAATTTTATCCCAGGAAACTGCTAGATCAATCACTACATATGGTCAAATAGATGAAGAATCTTTAATTTATGCTTCTAAAAATTCTAGTTTGAATTATAATATTGCTAAAAGAACTGTAGAATATTTTACGGATCCTAATTTTTTCGATGATATAAGATTTATAATAACTTTATTTGATAGATTATATAAAATAGAAGCGGTGTGTTCTAAAAATAAAAGAACTAAATTAATTAATAGTATAATGAGAAACGGTAAAGTTGGAAATTATAATGTTAAAAATGAAATAAAAAATTTTTTATTTAAATTAGAAAATGAACAAGAACTACGAACTATACGTGAAGATAAATTAATTTTATTTTTTGTATATTACTTAATTATGTTCGTAGCTAAAAGATATTGCTAATACGCTATACCTTGAGAATTCCATTCATCCGATCTTGGATAAATACCTTCCAATCCTTGAGATGCATTTAAAATAGCATCTAGAGTACCATCATGATTCAGTTCATTATATGATTCATTAAACCATTGTTCTGCTTCATCTGATGCTGCTAATAAACCATGTCTTTGATACACCGCCAACCTATGTCTTAGCTCCGGGGCTACACCTGGAGCTACTTGTCCTATTATATCTGATAACTGCCCTATTTCACTTTCTACATGTTGTAATAATTGTGAATCGAAAATTTCACCCACTGAACCTGATAATTGATCAGTAATTTGACCTAATTCTTCAGTAATAAAATCATTCATATTAGCTATTGGTTTTAAAGCCGGATCTACAACACTATCAATAACAGAAAAAGGTTTTCTTCCTATTTCTTCTACAGATGGAATTCCGTCAGTTGGTACTAATACCGCATTATCCCCTTCTAAGAAGTTTCTTTTTCTTTGTTCTTGTAACATTTTATCAATCTCATCACTTCTATCTCCAGGAGATCTAAAGTCCATATGTCTATCTAATATTTTAGGATGTTTGGTTTTACCTAATAAAGTATTTATATAAGATTTTAACGTGGGTTTATCTTCATGAACTTCAGCACCACCACTTTCAGATACCATTACATTATGTAATTCACCAAAAGTAATAGAAACATCTATCTCATTAGGTCTTTGAGCAAAAGTTATATCATTATTTTCCCCACCCTTCGTAACTTCTACACTAGATATAAATCCAGATTCTATATTAAAAAGACCTGGAGCTTTAACTTTACATAATAATGGAAAAGCGAAAGTTGTATCAGAATCAGCAATAGGAGTCATTAAAGCTAATATTCTTGCTAATGGTTTTACTATATGTTGAACATAACTTTCTTCAACATCAGGTCTTGGATTATATAATTTAACTGTTATAGAATACGATGGGGAATAACTCGAACCCTTCCATATTTGAGGAAAATCTACTCTACTTCCTATTAATAATTGTCCAACACCTTTTCCTATAATTTTACCAGCTGTTCCTGTTATATAATCCATAGCACCACTCATTGTTCCAGACATAGAAGATCCCTTGGGGGGAAGATTTTTTAATTGTTCTAATCGGGGGTTAACGCCCATTTGTGGACGCAAATGCCGATCCACTAACGTTGGCAAATTTCCAGAATTAGAAATAAAATCTGTAACAGAATTAAAAAAAGGGCTAACAGAATCTTGTATGGATTCTAATTGAGCAGGAGATATGTTTCCTTTTAATTTAGAAAGCATGTGATACGGTGTTTCAGCACCCATTACATATCTCATTTCCGCCATTCTAGTAGACCCAATATTAGCCATTTCTTCAAACATAGAAGGTCCATATTCAGAATTAAAAGACTCAGAAATGACAGTATTATTCTGGTAAGCAATTTTTAATGAATTTGGATCAGATGATAAACCTAGATTCTCTTTTATTTCTTGATATTTTTTAATACCCTTATCTTCAGAAACCTCAAATAAATCAAACATTGAAGAAGCATCATCTGCACCCCCAAATTCTGGATATGCTGGAACTATAGTAACCATTGGGTATGCTGATAAAACATGTTTTGTAGTTTCTTCAGCATGACCATCACCAAAATCAATATGAACTTGAGGTGGTAAACCTATAATGTCTTTAACTTTAGTTTTATTTTCAACTTCAGGATCATAATTTTTTACAACAAAATAGGCACCCCCGAAACCCCAACGTAATCTTTGTTGTCTTAATTTTAAATCTTTTTCTAAAGAACTAACTTTTGATTGTTGACGATTATTTACAGTTCCAGTCTCATTATATGCTTGCCATTTATCTTTAGTTGAAGTTTTATCGGTAGAGGTCACTAACCCCTCTGGGTATTGAAAATCTCCTATTGGATCTCTAAACATAAATTAAACATTCCCTTCTAATATTAGTCGTAACATCTCATTTGTATCTGCATCAAATCCATTCCCTCCTTGATTTCCAGCTACATTAGTATTACTACTACTCACATTATTAACATTAGATATAAATGAATTAATATTATTATTTAAAGATGATAATAATGTAGTTAATTCTTTCGTATCCTTTTTATCTCTTCCTTGATATTTACTTATAAATCTATTATTTTCTATTTTTTGATCCGTAATTTCATCAGATTCTCTCTTAGGATCTACACCACTTGAACCTGTACTAGTTGGAACTGGTTCATATTCTCTATCACCTAATACATAATCCCTGTAATACTTATCAACAGTGGGATCATCAGCTTGAGTTCTTAATAATTCTTCACTACCAGTAGCTATCATTCCAGCTATTTTTTTAGCCCTTCTATGACCTACATCTCTAGCCCATTTCGTTCTCATTAAGTATTTGGCAGCCTGAGAATAATTTCCATTTTTTATAGCATTAAATGTTCTTCCACCCTTAAAAGAACTCAAACCTCCAGGACCCATTGTATAAGCTAAATCTACTAAAGCTATTTTTCTTACGGAATTTAAATTTTGAAATCCATCAATAGATTTAGCGAATTCTTTATGTTTTAAATAATCTTCTTTTAACCATTTATTAGCTTGTTCACGAGTTACGCTAGTTCCCGGTTCAACACCATATCTACCATATCCTACAGTATATCCACCCTTACCACCTATATCAGGTTTAGCTTTAGGTATAAATCCTTCAAAATCTTTTGTCATAGCCATGGCAGATTCTAATGGAAATTTTCCACCTGTTAGTGGTCTATTAGTTAAAAATTCTCTTTCAGCTTTATTTTTATCACTTTGCGTCAATCCTGGAGAATAACCTGAAATTCCGGTTTTATTTCTACCAGTACGACTCCCACCGTCGGGTATTCCCATAGCATAAGCTAATCCCTGTTTTCCAAAATAATGCTCCATTTTCTTTAATTCAATGTCCTTCTCCATGACTTTTATATATTCTTCACGGATCTCTTTTTCTTTTTCCATTAAGTCAACTTTTTCTTTGTCTCCAAATATTCTATCTAAATATTCTGGTTCTTGATGTGTTGGTAATATTAATTCGCCAGCATGAGCAGTTACTCTTTTTGGTTCACCTAATCTTCCTGAAACAATACCTCCGGTGGCAAATTCTTCTT